CCCCGCGTTAGATCTCGATGACAATCTCGCCGAGGTTGCCGTTGCCTTGTTCGACAAGCTGGTTGTGCCGGATATTCCAGGCCAGCCCACAATGGGCGAGGCGGCCGAGGAATGGACCCGCGACATCGTGCGGGCGGCCTTCGGCTCGATCAATTCGGATGGGGCGCGCCTGGTTGGCGAGATCTTTACGCTGGTGCCCAAGAAAAACACCAAGACGACGCTCGCGGCGTGCATCGGCTTGATCGCAATGCAGATGAACACGACGCCCAACATTCGCGGGATCATCGTCGGGCCAACCCAATCCGTCGCCGACACTTGCTTTGCCCAAATGCAGGGCATGATCGAGGCCGACGACTGGCTTTCAAAGCGCTTCAAAGTTGACGAGCATAAAAAGACGATCACCGATCACTATCCGGATCCCAAGACGGGCCGGCCGCTCAACGCAAAATGCAAGGTCACCAGCTTTGACCCTGCAGTGACCACCGGGGGGATCCCGGCTTTTGCAATCCTCGACGAGCTGCACCTGATGGCCGAGCGGCATTTTGCGGCGCGGGTGATCGGTCAGATCCGAGGCGGGATGATCACAAACGCGCGTAGCTTGCTGGTGATCATCACGACGCAAAGCGAAATCCCGCCCCAGGGGATTTTTAAAAGCGAGCTCGAATATGCGCGCAAGGTGCGCGACGGCAAGATTGTCGAAGATGTCCGGATGCTGCCGGTGCTCTATGAGTTTCCGCAAGAAATGCAGGGCGATGAAAAGCAGCCTTGGAAAGATCCGGCAACCTGGGGCGCGGTGCTGCCAAATCTCGGCCGGTCGATCACGATCGAGCGCCTGATCCCCGAGTTTCGCAAGGCGGCCGACACCAGCGCCGAGGAGCTGGCACGGTGGGCAAGCCAACACTTAAACATCGAGATCGGCCTCGGGCATCACACCGGCGGTTGGGTCGGTCAAACCTATTGGCCCAAAGCTGCAGATCCGGAGCTGAGTTTAGAGGCGCTTCTCGAAAGCTCGGAAGTTGCGACGATCGGGATCGACGGCGGCGGCATGGACGATTTGCTCGGCCTCGCGGTTCTCGGCCGGCACCGGGAAACAAAGCGTTGGCAACTTTGGGTCGCGGCATGGGCGCATGACATCGTGCTCGAGCGGCGCAAAAACATTGCGGCGCGGCTGCAGGATCTCGAGCGCGACGACGCTCTAACGATTTGCACGCATCCGACGCAGGATGTCGATCAGCTTGTCGATATCGTTTTGCGGGTTCACAGCGCCGGAATCTTGCCCGAGCGCGGCGGCATCGGCCTCGATCCCGAGGGTGTCGCGGCGATCGTCGATGCGCTGCAAGGCGCGGGCATTCCGCACGATACGCTCGCCAGCGTCACGCAAGGCTACAAGCTCAACGGTGCAATCAAGGGCACCGAGCGCAAACTATTTGACGGATCCTTGCGCCATTGCGGCCAGCCTTTGCTTGGCTGGTGCGTGGGCAATGCCAGGACCGAGGCAAGGGGAAACGCGGTGATTGTCACAAAAGCAGTAAGCGGCGCGGGCAAGATTGATCCGCTGATGGCCGCCTTTAACGCGGTGTATCTCATGAGCCTGAACCCGGCCGCTGCGCGTCGGGATTTGTCGGCGTTCCTGTCAAATCCGGTGATGTCCGTATGATCGGCCGCGCACTCAAAGGAGCCTGGGCCGGCATGCGCATGGCGCTCGCCGAGGGGCAAAGCGGCTGGGAGAATGTTGATCTCGATGCGCTGCGCGCGGGCGGCGGTTTTAAAAGTCACGCCGGGCAACCTGTCACAGCGACAACGGCGATGTCGATCTCTGCCGCCTGGTCCTGCGTTAAAAGCAACTCGCAGCTCGTCGGATCCTTGCCGCTGGCCTTGTATGAGAAAGACCGCAACGGCAAGCGGGTGAAGATCGAGGATCCTCTCGCCGAGATCCTGACGGTATCGCCTAACTCGGATCAAACGGCATTCGAGTTTTGGGAAAGCCAGGAAGCGCAAAAGCTTTTGCACGGCAACAGCTATGCCGAGAAACTGTTTATTGGCGATCGGCTGGTCGGTTTGCGGCCGCTGCTCGACACAACGCCGGTGCGCAACGCAGATGGCCGGTTTGACTATCGGTTCCGCGACCGGGGCAAGATGTACACGCTGCCGGCGAGCAAGGTGTTTCACATGCGCGCCTTTGGCGGCGGTGATGGCCTCGGCCTTTCGGCGATCAAGCATGGGGTGCATAGCTTCGGATCCGCTTTGGCGGCGGATCAAACAGCCGGCACCATGTTTAAAAATGGCATGGTCGCGAGCGGCGTTTTGAAATCCGACCAGGTGCTCGATGAAAAGCAACGCGGCCAGCTCGGAAAGATGCTTGATCGGTTCACGTCGAGCGCCAAGGCCGGCAAGATTATGACGCTTGAGGCGGGGCTCGAATACCAGCCTTTGCAGATCAATCCCGAGGATGCGCAGCTTTTGGAGACGCGCCGCTTTCAAGTCGAGGATGTCTGTCGCTGGTTCGGCACGCCGCCGGTGGTGATCGGTCACGCGGGCCAAGGTCAAACAATGTGGGGATCGGGCGTCGAAGCGATCATGCTGGCGTGGCTGACCTTGGGGATCAATCCGCAACTGCGCCGCAACGAGGCGCGGATCCAGAAAGATCTGATCCCGCCAGGCAAGCGGGGGCGCTGGTATGTCGAATGGAACCGCGAGGCGATGCTGCAAATGGACAGCAAAGCAAAGGGCGAGTTCCTAAGCAAAATGACGACTACCGGAATTATGAGCCGAGACGAGGGTCGCGACAAATTGAACCTGGCGCGCCGTGGTGGTGCTGCCGACGAATTGACGGCGCAAACAGCCCTCGCGCCGATCGACAAACTTTGAAGGATCCGCACCAATGAAGAAACGCAATTTACCTTCCGCAAAAGTCTCTGCCCGGTCGGGCGTTTCGTCGGATATTTCGCCCAAAGCTTTGCAGCGCTGGTGCCCCGAGGTGCGCGCTGCGCTCGATGGGGATCAGCCGACAATCTCGGTGCTGGATCCGATCGGCGCGGATATGTGGGGCGATGGGGTGACGGCAAAGCGGATCGGCGCAGCTCTGCGCGCGATCGGCTCGGTGCCGGTGACGGTGAACGTCAACAGCCCCGGCGGCGACTATTTCGAGGGGCTCGCGATCTACAACTTGCTGCGCGAGCATCCCGAGCCGGTAACGGTCAACATTCTGGGGATCGCGGCCTCGGCCGCTTCGGTGATTGCCATGGCCGGCGACGAGGTGCGCATCGCGCGCGCCGGGTTCTTGATGATCCATAACACATGGATCGGCGCGGCCGGCGATCGGCACGGGCTGCGCGAGGTGGCCGATTGGCTCGAGCCTTTCGACGCGACGGCCGTCGAGATCTACGCGGCGCGCACCGGCATCGCGACAGCGGATCTCGCAATGATGCTCGATCGCGAAACCTGGATTGGCGGGCAATCCGCGATCGACCAGGGCTTTGCCGACACATTGTTGCCGGCTGACATGCTCGACACCGCCGACGAGGCGGGCACCGCCTCGATGCGGGCCGAGCGCAAATTTGACCTGCTCGCGGCGCGCGCGGGTCTCACAAATTCTGCGCGGCGCGAGCTGCTGCAGGATCTCAAGACCGGCAAGCCAGGCGCTGCCGGAAACGACACGCCGGGCGCTGTCGATGTTGAGCAGGGGCTTTCGGAGCTGCTGCAATCGTTCAAATCCTTTGGAAAGGAAAACCCATGAAAAAGATGATGATGCCAGCCGTTTCGCTGGCCGCCCTGGCTGCAGCAACGGCCATGCCTTCGGCTGTTGTCGGCACGCCCCGCATGGAAGCGGCCGGCGGTGTCGAGGCGCTGCTGAAACAGGTGCAGCAAGAGCTGAACCGCGTCGGCGATGATGTGCGCCGCGCCGGTGAGGATGCGCTGAAACAGCAAACAAAAAACGGCGAAGTGACGGCCGAGGCGAAAAACACCGCCGATAAGGCGCTGAAGCAATACCACGAGCTCAACAGCGCCGTTAGCAATCTGACGGGTAAGCTCGAGGCGCTGGAATCGCGCAACGTAGATCTCGAGCAACACTATGCCGGCCAAGGCCGGGGCGGTGCCGGCGTTGTGTCAGTCGGTCAAGAGATCGCGAATAGCGATGATCTGAAAAACTACATCGAGCGCGGTGCGCAAGGTGGTCTGACGCTGCGCCCGACCAACGCGATCACGACCGTCAGCGGGGCGACTGGTGGGTTGATCGTGCCTGATCAGGATCGCCAAGTCACAAGCATGCCGATGCAGCGCTTGGCCGTGCGCGCCCTGTTGTCGCAAGCGACGACCGAAAGCGATCTGGTCAAATACGCGCGCCAAACGGTTCGCACGTCTGGCGCGGCTCCAACGGCCGAGGGCGGCACCATGCCCGAGCTGGTGGTCAAATGGTCGGCAGAAGAAGCGGCCGTGCGCAAGATTGCCGCGATCGTGCATGCCTCGGATGAAGCGCTCGCGGATGCCGGGCAGTTGCAAGCGTTGATCGACCAAGAGCTGCGCTATGATCTGGATCTCGAAGAAGAAGCGCAGATTATTGCGGGCGACGGCCAGGGGCAAAACCTCACGGGTCAGACATCGGTTGCCGCCTCTTTCGTCGCGCCTGCGGGCCTGCCAAACGAAACGCGCATTGACCGCCTTCGTTTGGGTCTGCTGCAAATCGCGCTGTCCAACTATGCCGCCGATGGTGTGACGATCAACCCCGTTGATTGGGCGGCGATCGAGCTGCTGAAAGACACACAGGGCCGCTATATCTTCGGCAACCCAAATGAGTTGGCGACGCCTCGCCTTTGGGGGCTGGATGTTGTTCCGACGCTGGCGCATGCGGAAGGCGAGTGGATGGCCGGCGCGTTCCGCATGGCATCGACGATCTACGATCGCCAGGAAAACGAGATCCTGATCTCGAGCGAGCACGGCAACAACTTTGTTGAAGGCATGAAAACCATTCGCGGCACCAAGCGGATTGCCCTGGCGCATAAACGCCCTGATGCGTTGGTTACTGGCAACTTTACGTTCGCGCCATAATCAGCGCGCCTTAACGGCGAGCAAACCAGGCTGCGGCAATGCGTGCCGCAGCCGATCGCAATCTTACCTTTAGGGGGTTCCCATGCTTTTGAAATTGAAGCGCACACAAAAGACCATGATCGGCCGGCTGCTGATGGGTGAAACTTATCGTTTCGATAAGAACAATCCGAAACAGAAAGAGGTTGCGGCGAGCTTGCTCAAGCGCAGCATGGCCGAGGAAGTGGATGCCAAGCAGCACGCCGAGGATCTCGCCAAGGTCAAAAGCCTTGTGTCTCCGGATCAAGCTGGCGCTGAAAAGGCCGCCGCTGCTGAAAAGGCCGTTGCTGATACCAAGGCGGCCGCTGAAAAGCCCGTTGCCGACAAGCCCGGCGCTGATAAGGCCGGCGCTGATAAGGCAGCCGCGAAGTGAGCCAGCTCACGATCGAAGATATCAAACGCCATTGCTCGGCGTTTGATTTTGACGACGACGACGCGCTGCTCGAGGATCTGCACAAGCAGGCCGAGGAATTTGTGCAAAAGTATCTGCGCCGCGAGCTCGACATCGAGTTGCCGGGTGCGTGGCCCCTGGGCTGCACCGGCGCGGTCAAGATGCTGGTGGCGCATTGGTACGATCACCGCTCGGCCGTCTCGGAGGTTTCTAATTTCGAGGTTCCCTTTGGCGTGCGAGATCTGCTTGCCCCGTATCGGGATTTGAGCTGATGAAAGCGCCGCGCGCGGGCGAGCTGAAATGGGTTGCGCAGTTTCGACGCGCGAGCCTGGTCGATGATGGCTTTTCAGATATCGAGCAGTTTGCCGATCACGGCACGACCAAGCGGGTCAAAAAGCTTGAGGTCAGCGACGGCGAGCGCTGGCGTGCCGCGCAAGTGAGCGCGACGATCACCGCGCGGTTCCAGATCCGCAGCACGGCATTCTCGCGCGATCTTTCCCCGGCCGATCGCTTGATTGTCGAGGGCGTCGAGTATGGCATTAACGGGATCCGCGAAATGGACGCCGGCCGCCAGCGGTGGCTTGAGATCTCGGCAACTGCAGAGATCAAAGCCGCGTCATGAGCATGACGGTCAAGCTCTCCGGATTTGCGGAGCTCGAGAAGAAACTCGACCAGCTCACGAAAGCAGCCGGCAAGGGCGTCTTGCGCCGCGCGCTGAAAAAAGCCGCGATGCCGATCGCCGATGCCGCCAATGATTTCGCGCCGGTCGGGGCAACGGGTGGCTATGCGCAATCCTTCAGTTACTCGACCAAGCTCACAAAGCGGCAACGCGGTTTGCATCGCAAGATGTTTCGCGACGACAAGGCCGCCGTCGAGGGGTTCGTCGGCACGTCAGATCCCGCCGGTGTCCAGCAAGAATTTGGCAATATCAATCACGGGCCGCAACCGGCCTTGCGCCCCGCATGGGATGGCGGCCGCGAGCAACTGCTCGAGGATCTCGGCCGCGAGCTCTGGACCGAATTCGAGAAATCAGCGGCTCGAGCTGCGCGCAAAGCGGCAAAAGGGTAACCGATGGAAGAACAGATTAGGGCGGTTTTGCGCGGCAATGTCGCTGTCGCAAGCCATGTTGCGCAGCGGGTCAACTTCGGGGCGCATCCCCAAGGCCAGCCTTTGCCGGCGATCGTGCTCAATACGGTCAGCGACTTGGAAGGCGTCACGCTGTCGGGCCCTAGTGGTCTGAGCGCCGGCCGGATCCAGGTCGATTGCTATGCGGATCAATATGGTGCCGCCAAACTACTTTCCCGCGCCGTAAAGGCCGCTCTGCACGGATACAGCGGCGACGGGGTTCAAGGTGTCTTTCATGCGGGATCGCGTGACAGCCGCGAGGGCGGAACGAATGAGGCCGATCGGCCCTATCGCGTTTCGCTCGATTTCACTCTCACTTACTCAACCTAGGAGGCTCTACACATGAGCAAACAAATTATCGCGTATGGGGCACTAGTTGAGCGCTCCATTGATGACGGCACAACTTGGGCCAAAATCCCCGAATGCGACGGCATTGCAATCCCGATGGTCGAAACCGATTTTCAGGATGTGACCAGCCTCGACAGCCCGAACGGGTTTCGCGAATACATCAAGGGCTTGAAAGATGCCGGCGTGATCAGCTTGCCTTGCGGTTATACCTCGGCAGGGTATGAGCAACAGCTCGCGGATCAAGCACTCGATGAGCCGGTGAAATATCGCACCACATTGAAGGCCGCGCCCGGTCAAGCTTCGGGCGATGTGTTCGAGTTCAGCGGCTTTCCGACGCCGCAGGTCGAGGGCGGCGACATCGGCGCGCCGGTCAAAATGAGCGTCTCGATCCGGACCACCGGCGATGTGTCCTGGGTGAAAGGGGCCGCCGCATGACTTCAAAGCGCGGTACAGTGACCTTTGAAGCGGGGGGCGTGTCTTACAAGGCACGCCTTACCACAAACGCAATGATCCGGTTTCAAGATGCGACCGGGCAAAGCGTGATCGACGCCTTTGGGGCGATGGATGGCAAGAGCGCTGACATCAAAGGCATTCGGAATATTCTTTGGGCCAGCCTGGAAGGCGATCACACGCAAGAAAGCGTTGGCGATCTGATGGACGAAATCGGATTTACCGAAGCCGGCCGGATCATCGGCGAGATCGGCCGTGCGGCTTTCCCGTCTGACGAGCCCGAGGATGGGGCGGCGGAGCAGGGAAACGGCAAAGCGGGCAAGAAAGCCCGCTAGACCAGGATCCGATCGACAGCCTGCTTTCGGATTGGCTGGCGCAGGGTCAAGATTATCTCACGTTCTACGATCTGACACCGCGCGAGATTGTTTTAATCTTGCGCGGTGGTGTTGAAAAGGCGCGCGCCGAGAATGACATCGCGCGCCAACGCAACTATGAGCTCGCGACCCTGGTCGCTTATGCGTTTCACGATCCGGAAAAGATGCCAAAATTCGGCGGATCCGCGCAGGATGAAAAACAGGTTTCCGATGAAGTCGCACACGCTCAGGTGCGCGGGTTCTTTATGGCCCTGGCGAACAAATCAGCCGGTTAGTTTTCGACCAAGCTGATGAATTGAACCCTTTGTGAAGCCAACTTCACTTTGCAAGTCCAACTCGAGGCGAGAAGGGCGCCGAAGATGTTATGGCTGTCTACCTTTGCGTCCGCTGTGATGTCATTGGCGTAGCTTGTGATTTTCCAGACAAATTCTGAATCACCAACACTCGTTTCTTCAGTCGAACGTCGTGAGCCAGACATTCTGTCTAGGATCTTTTCCTTACAAGCTTCTTTAGCCAGCTCTTGAAGCTTGGGCGAAGCTGTAACTGGAGATCGGTCTGGAAAGCTTTTCACCACCCAAAGTCCAAGACCGCTGAAGATAGCGAAAACCACAAAAACCAGGACCGCTTCGAGCGGTAACTTGAACTTGCCTATTTGCATTTGGCGGCCTTCTTCATGGGAGAAAAAACAGTAATGGCACAAAGCGTTATTGGCGCACTCCGCGTCAACCTCGGATTAGATAGCGCGAAATTTAGCCGCGGCCTGTCTGAAGCCCAAAAAAGCATGCAAGCCGCGCGCAAGCAGTTTGCGGCCGTGGCCGGGGTTGCCGCGGCTATGGGGGCGGCGATCTCTGCAGCGGCGCTCGCCGGCGCGCGTGATATCGACCGTGCCGCGAAGTCTGCGCGCCGGCTCGATAGCACGGTGGGGGCATTTCGCGCGCTCGAGCTGGCGGCCGGCGAGGCGGGGGTAAGCCTCTCTGGCCTGGCGAATGATGTCCAGACAATGAACCGCGAGCTTGCCAACGTGGGCAAGACAGGCAACGCCAAGCGCGCGCTCGATGCCCTGGGGCTGTCGGCCGGTGAGCTGCAGGGGCTCGATGCCGACGAAAAGCTCGCCACGATCGCGGATCAGGTGAAAAAGCTCGGCCTCGATGCCGGCCAAACGACAGCCGTTTTGCGCGACTTGGGGATCCGCAATCGCGAAATGGCATTGCTTGTCCTGGGCGGGGGCGAGGCGATCCGCGCTGCGCGGGGGGATATCAAGGAATATGGCCTCGAGCTGACTAAGATCCAATCGACCGGCATCGAGCGCGCAAATGATCAGATCGGGCGCTTGGGGCTGATCACGCAATACGCGGGGCAACAGCTCGCGCTGTCGCTGGTCCCTGCAATGGGGCAGCTCGCCGAGGCGCTGACAAACAGTTTGCGCGAGGGGGGCGCGCTGCGCGCTGTGATCGACGGGCTGATCGGCAACCTCGATCGGCTTGCGACCTATGTCGCGGTTGCTGTCGCGGGTTTCGGGGTGAAATACGTGGGCGCAATGGCAATGGCGGCGCTTTCGACGGCGAGCTTGTCCAAAGCGCTGATGTTTCTGCGCGGTGCCTTGATCCGGACAGGGATCGGCGCATTGGTGGTCGGTGCCGGCGAGCTGGTGTATTTCTTTGCGCGCCTGGTGAAAGCCTCGGGCGGTTGGGGCAATGCGCTGTCGGCGCTTGGGGATCTCGCGGCCGGCGTTTGGCAAGGTATCCAGACAAGCGCGAGCGCGATCCCGCCGGCATTGGGCGCGGTTTGGAAAATGGTCGCCTCGAGCTTTTACGGGATGATGTCGGGGCTGCAAGAAAGCTGGTCGCGGTTCCTCGGCAGCTTGGGCGCGGATCTGTCCGACATCCCCGGCATGGGCAAATTTGCCGATGCAATCCTCGAGACATCGGGCAAGGCTGCGGCCGGGATGTCCGAATTTGACGCCAAGGCGCAGGCGGCGGCAAACAGCGCGTCGGCATTGAAGGCCGAGGCGTCGGCGCTTGCGGCCGAGGGGTTCCAGCAAGCCAGAGACGCGGCGGCCAAGCTTGCCGCGATCGTATCCAACACGGCCGACGAAACGGACGGCGGGGCCGAGGCAACCGAAAACCTAAACGACGCGCTCGAGGATCTCGGCGGCTCGACGGGATCCGGCGGATCCGCTGGCAAAGCAGCTAAAGCGCTCGAAAAGGTCAAGACAGAGGCCGAGGCGTATCAGGATGCTTTGAAAGAGGCCGCCAATACATCCGAGGACATCGGCACCGAAAAGGCGCGGATCCTGGTCGGCGGGATCGACAGCATTGCAAACGCCTTTGGTGATTTCATTGGCGGTGGCTTGAAGGGGTTCAAGGGCTTTACGAAGTCGATCCTCGACGGGTTCAAGGGCATGATCAGCCAAATGATCGCGCTGGCTGCGAAAAACCGGATCATGTTCAGCCTGGGCATCGCGCCCGCAGGGGTGGGCGGTGCCGCGGCTGCTGGCGTGCCAGGTATTGCCGGCATGCCAAGCGCGGGTGGGATCCTGGGCAGCCTTGGCAGCCTCGGGGGCGGTGCCGGTGGCGGCGGGCTGCTTGGTGGTATCACAAGCGGGCTCGGCGCTTTGACAAGTGGCCTCGGCGCAGGGTTCAACATGGCGCTCGGCGGGTTTGCATCCGGCGGCCTCGGCGGCCTTGGCAGCGTGATCTCGACGCAGCTCGGCGCGGCAACCGCGTCCGTTGGCGCTCTGGGGGCTGCAGTCGGCGCGATCGCTTTGCCGGTGGCGGCTGTCGCGGCCGTGTTCAGTTTCTTTAAGAAGAAAACAAAGGAGCTCGACGCGGGTTTGCGCGTGACGGTCGAGGGGCTCGATGGGCTGGTCGAGACGTTCAAAGTGATCGAAACCAAACGGTTTTGGGGTCTGAGCAAAAAGGTCCGCACGTCCTATCAGGCTGCCGCTGATGAAACCGCCAAGCCGCTGCTGTCGGCGATCGACAGTATTGCGCAAAGCGTGATCGGCCTGGGCGATGTCTTTGGCTTTGCCAGCGCCAATATCGACAAGGCAAGTTTTCAGTTCAAGATCTCGACCAAGGGCAAGAGCGACGAGGAAATCCAAGAGGCGATTGCCGAGGAATTGGATCGGCTCGGCGATGTCTTTGCGGATTCGATCGTCGGCACGTTTGATGAAGTCGTGACCAAAGTCACCGGCAACGGTAACTTGACCGGCCTCGCGGCGCTGTTCTCGAAATCCGGCG